TCGGTAACTGGGATTATGATAACGACCCTAATAGAATCTACTCAGATGATGGTTTAGATAATTTGTTAACTAATGAATTTATACAGCCGGAAGGTAAAACTTTTATTACTTGTGATGTTGCTAGGTTTGGAGCTGATAAGACTGTTATAATGGTTTGGCAAGGGTTTGTTATATCTGATATTCATATAATAGATAAGTCTGGTATTGATGAGGTTGTATTGACTATTAGACAAATGGCAAATAAATATAATGTTGCTAGGAGTAACATAGTTTTAGACCAGGATGGTGTAGGTGGAGGTGCTGTTGATGTTTTAAAAGGTTCAAAAGGTTTTACAAATAACGCTAAGGCAATAGTTAATAAGTTTAAAAATGAAAACTATAAAAACTTAAAAGCTCAATGTTATTTTAAGAGTGCTGAGAGGGTTAATGACTATGGTATCTATATTGCTCCTAATGTTGCTAATAAATGTTGGCAAGAGTTAAAAGAAGAGTTAGCAAGTATCAAACAGGCTAATCCAGATAACGATGAAAACAAGTTAGGTATAATTGCAAAGGATAAGATTAAAGAGAGTATAGGACGCTCTCCGGATTATGCAGATTGTTTTATGATGCGTGAGTATTTTGAGCTTGCTAAAAAGTCAGTTAGAGCAGTTGCATAACTTTTTACTTTTGTATTACAATTTTATTATTATATTTGAAATTCAAACAAACTAACTAACAATGAAAAAAGATAAAAGATTTAAGATTAAGCATGAAAACAGTTTTATGTTTCTGCTGGTATTACTAACAATATTTACAAGCTGTTTATTCTATTGTGAAAAGGCATATCTGTTTATTAAAAAGCTATTTAAGAAATGAAGATACTTAACTTATACGCTTGTTTAGGAGGGAACAGATATAAATGGAATGATGTTAAAAGTGATATTAAAGTTACAGCGGTTGAATTAGATACAGAGTTAGCAAAGTTGTATCAGGAAAGGTTCCCTAATGATAAAGTAATAGTATCAGACGCACATCAATATTTACTAGACCATTATAAAGAGTTTGATTTTATTTGGAGTTCCCCTCCATGCCCTACACATAGCAGGGCGAGATATTGGAAAAGCTCAAACTATGATACTACAACAGATGCAGTTTATCCTGACATGAAACTTTACCAGGAGATAATTTTTTTAGAGCATTATTTTAAAGGTAAGTATGTAGTTGAGAATGTTATACCATATTATGAACCTTTGATACCTGCAAAAAAACGTGATAGACATTTATACTGGACTAATTTTGCTTTGCCTAATGATTTAAAATCAAGGCATTTTGATGGGTTATGTCAAACAAAAAACGAAGTTAATAAGTTGTCAAAATTTCATGATTATGATTTTAAAAAATACAATGGAAGCCAACTGATAAATAAAATAGCTCGTAATTTGGTAGATTATGAAGCTGGTAAAACAATATTTGAAACAGTATTAGGAATTTATAAAAGCGATAACGCAAAACAAACAAGACTATTTTAATATGAACATTAACAGCAAGGATTATCTATTAGATAAGTTGATAAGGTTAGAGGTAACTAATTACAGGAGAATAGGATTATTAACAGAGGGCAAGTATAAAAGAGAGCCATTAGGATACTTTCAGGAGCTTAGAAGTATTTACAGCCAGTTAAGTAAAGAGGATATTAAACAGCTTATTAATATTAAGCCTAAAAGCGATTGTTTTAAGAAGTAATATTAAGTAGAACAAGTTTAAAATTATGGCATTAAGAACAGATATTAAAAATGTTTTTAAAAAACACAGGTATAAAACAAAAAAGTAGTTACTAAAGCACCTAGAATAACACCTAATAATAAATGGAAGGTTTACACAATCGAAGTTTATGTAAAAAATGATAAATAAACTATGAAGATAAAATTTGAAGATGAGGAAGGTGTACTTATACACGAAACAGAAAGTAATATTTTATTACCTAAAACTGATGATTTAGTTTATCTAAAAAACCAATTATTTGTGGTTATGTATTTATGTTATGATTATGATAAAAATATTGTTGAGGTAAATATGGAAACCCAATAATTTTATGGTTCAGGGTTGCAATTATAATCTTTTTAAAAAATTATTATATTTATAACATGGAAAAGAAAGAAGTAAAGGCTAAAAAGCCAGCAGCAAAGAGAACTGTAAAGAAAGCAGTAAAAGCAGATTTACAAGATAAGCTAATAGAGATAGCAGAGTTTATTGATAAAACTATTAAAGAAGAGCGTAATAAACAATTAAGTACTGTTGCTTGTGCTAGGTTAGGTAAGATAAAACAAGACCTTTTATTTATCAGCAGAAACATCATTAAATAATGCTGAAAGTAACTATCCTCGATAAACCATATCAAATACGTAATAACTGGAATGATAACACTATTAAACACATGGGTGCAGCACAACAGTATATTGATGCAATGCCTAAATGGTTATCTAATTACATTTATTCAGATGAAGATGAACCAGTAAGCGAAGCCAAGCTATTGGATTTTTATATTGATTGGATAGAGCTTTTCAGCGATATACCTAGAGAATATTTAGAATCTGAGATAAGTGTTAATAAAGCTGATGAGTTAAGCTTGATTGAAATATTTAACCTAGTTGCTAAGTTCTTAGGGGAGCCATCACAAGATGATATTGGTACTTCTGATACAATTACTTTAAACAAAAAAAGTATGTTTTAATTAAATCTGTTAAGACTGCCGGAGGTATTGATAAGATGTTAGGAGGTGCGACGTATAAACATTTCTCCGAATCGCAGGCTTTATCAACTTTGTTCCAATCCAAGCAGTATAGAAAGTGGAACTACTTAAGTAAGATAACAGCAATACTATTTAGAGAAACAGAAGATGAGCAGTATAATGAAGATATTATAGATATGAGAGCAAAGGCCTTTGAGAATCTTACAATATCTGAAGCGTATAAAGGATATTTTTTTTTGCAAGAGCATACCAGCAAATTACAAAAGTCTATGCTAACATCTTTGATGGAAAAAAAGGCAAAGCTACGAACACGAAAAGCGAAGCTATTGTTAAAAATACTTTTTTGGTCAAAGCAAAGCTTATAAGATTGCTGAAAAGGGTATTTTCAATCAGAAAACAAAACCCCTTTAGATAGTGTTTATAGTACTAATATGTGGAAGGTTTTGGAGTTCATAAGCATAGAAACAGCAGAGGAAACGTACAAAGCAGAATTAACTCAGCAAGCTCATGATGATGCTATAAAAAAGCAGCGTAAGAGATGAACAAAGAGGACTTTCTAAAAGAAATATTAGAAGCTTGTTCTGTTTTTCATTGGGAATTTTACGGTACTTATAAGAATTATCAGATAGTAGCAGTTACTCCCAGCTTCATACAAATATCAATAATACATTTTCACAGTAAAGAACAATGGGCGGAGGTTGTAGATTTTGATAATGATGAAGGATTAATTGATAAAATGTTAGATAAGTTATAAATGTTTTAAAAATTTATTATATTTAAGCAAACTTTAAAAACAAACAAGATGACAATTAAAGATTTTATTTCAGCAATTATTATTATGTTTTCAGTAGCCGCAATGTTTATTCTAGGTCTTATATGAACTATCCTAAAATACTAATAGGTTTTCCATCATCTTCAGTTAAAGATTACTGCTTAGATGAATTTGTAGAGCAGATAACCACTTTCACCTATCCCTTATACGATATTTTTGTAGTAGATAACAGCCAGGATAAAAGCCATGTTACTGAATACCATAAAAGAGGTATTAAGGCCGTACATGAGCCTTTAAACGGTGACTTTAGAGAAGAGTTAGCCAGACATCAAAACATTATAAGAGAATACTTTTTAAATGGTCATTATGACTATTTAATGATGATTGAAAGTGATGTATTTACAGGTGAATGCATATTAGAAAAGCTTGTGAGTTATGCGGAATGCTCAGGAGCTGGTGCAGTTACCTGTACTTATGAGATAAACAGAGGTGAGCCAACTTTATGCTTAACATCTACAAGTGATTATAGGGCTGTTAGGAGTGAAAAGATTTTAGAGCGTTCTCATGGGATTGATATTATGGGTCAGGGTGTTTTACCTCTTAATCAGTTGTTAATAGACCCTGATGCTAAAATAACAGCAACAGGAATAGGATGTACTTTATTCAGGAGGGAAGCTTTAGAGCTGGTGAGGTTTAGGGTAGATTTAAATTTAAATAAAAGTGCTTTTTCTGATACTTTTATATTTACAGATATGCAGAAGTTTGGTTTTAAAATATTAATAGATTCTAACATTATTTGTGAACATAGAAAATGATTATTAAAATAGTATCATGGATGAAGATACTGAGTACTTTTTTAGTAAACAAAGAATCAGATAACGAAAAGGAATTATTAGCAATAGGTGAGGATTTAATGCAATGGCAAATAGCCATAGGAAGCATTCCTGAAGATGCAAAAATAGAAATGATAAAACACAATTAAATATGTTAGCAACTATCCAGAAACTAGAAGAAGAATTAGAGAACTATAAAAAAAGAATTAATTTTTTAAGGCAATACATAGAACATTTAACACAATACACCGTAAATAGCAAAGGTGATAGAGTTTATAAATCATTAGATGATGTTGATAAAGCTTACAGGCTCCAGAATGAATTAGATTTTAAAAACAGTTTAATTGAGCAGAGAAAAGCACAGATTAAGCAGATTAATGAGCAGGAGGAGTTAAAAGAAAAGCCATCAAAGAATTACCAGGATTAATAGAAAAATCTAAAGAGGTTCATGATATGATGCTAGATGATTTATACAGGTTAAAAGCTTCAAAGAAAACTAAAGAGATTAAGGAAGCCATTAAGATGGTAGAAATGCAGATAGATGAGGTAAGCGATTTAATAGATGGCATACAAAAAAGATTTAACGATAAAAACTATTCCCAGATACTAAACGATTTTAGGCAGATTAATAATATTTTAAAACTAAAAAATTGACTCCATTACTAGTATTATTCTTATTTGTATTGATACAATTAATATTTAGATTATTAGAAAAAGGATAAATAAAAAGTAGGTTCTTATTAAAAAAATTGACAGTCAAAAATTATTGGCTGTTTTTTTTATATTAGTAACATCCACACATAAGCTATACAAATAAAAGATATGGCTACAATTACAAATAAAACAGATGGCATTGAGATAGTAGATTCTCATGGAGATACTTATTTCATCAAGTATGCAAATGTTAAACTCATAAAGAGTACTTTAACACTTTCTATTTACGATAACTCAGAAAACAGAAAAGGAGCAGATGCTATTAGGGTTACTCATGCAGAGGTTACTAGCCCTAGTACAGCGGATTTAAATAATTTATACACAACTATAAGAGGATATATAGACTAATGGCAACAATAACTAACTTAACAAGCGGTATAGAGATTAATTACGGAGGTAGCAGTAACCTATATCAAGCATGGAAATGTAAAGCTTTTAAAAAGAGGCACTAACTTAAATATCTATGATGATTCAGATGATGATGGTAACCAAAGAGGGCAAGTTTATATAAGCATACCTTTTTCAGAGGTTACTAGCCCTAGTGAAGCTGATATAGATGCTTTATATGCTACTGTAAGAGGTTATATCGATGTTTCATCTTCTGGTGGAGGTACTGATGCAAATGCTGTGCATGTAAACGATGCTAATGAGATAACAGCAATAACAGAAAAAACATCAGTTGCTAGTGATGATGAGTTTATTATTGAAGATAGTGCTGATGGTGGAAACAAAAAGAGCATTAAGAGAAAAGCGGTTATTAATCCTATTGTAAGTTCAGCGGCATCCACAGCAACATTAACAGTAGATGCAGATAGTACAGATTTTGCAGTAATAACGGCACAGGCTGAAGGTTTAACAATAGCAGCTCCAACGGGTTCACCTGTTCAGGGCCAAAAGTTAATCATTAGACTTAAAGATGATGGTAGTGCAAGGAGTATAGCTTTTAATGCAATATTTACCGCAATAGGTGTTACTTTGCCAACTACTACAACAGTCAGCAAAAAATTATACATAGGATGTATTTATAATGATACTGATACCAAATGGGATGTTATAGCAATTAAAGAAGAGGCTTAAAATGATAACAATTATTTCAAAAATAGAATTAGAAGGTACTGATAATCTTAAATACACAGATGTAGGTTATACTCAGGATGAAGCTATTATTAATCAGATAAATGAGGATTATGATAGTACATTAGGCAAGTTCATAGGAGAAAACAGGACTAAGTTAAGTTTAGGGGAAGTTTCAATAAGTACATTTTTTGCAACTACTGAATATGTAAATGAAGCAGCTACTCAAACAGATAGTATTGAGGGTTTAAGTTTAACAGAAATTACTAATATAAATCAGTTATAATGGCAACTCCTACTAAGGGAAATACAACTAATTCAAGTGCTACTCCTGGAGCTAGTTCTAAAAACTATACTCATACCCAAAATACTGGTGATGATGGATTAATCATTGTTCAACTTTCAATGACTAATAATAGAAGTTTTACAGGGGCTACGTATGGAAGTCAAGCTATGACTCAACTGTATCAAATTAATAGAGGTGGTTTAGGACAAAGAATGGCTTTCTATTATTTAGAAAATCCTCCTACTGGTAGCAATACATTAACGCTTAGTTTTAGTGCTAGTGTTTGGAATGGTGTTAGTGTACATATTAGAAGCTTCACAGATTCAGGAGGCGTAGGTGCATCAAATAGAACAGGAGGCCAACCAAGCCCTCATAGTGGGGATATAACAGTTGAGGAGGATTCGTTAATTATGATTACTTCATGCTGTGTAAATGTTATTCTTACTCAACAGATACCAACAGGAACTAATAGAACTTTTACAACTCATAATGTTAATAGACAGGTAGCAACGGGTGCAATTAGTGCTAATGGTGGCCATAGTGCTGGTACTATTAATGTAAGGGCAACTAGTGCAAGNGGTAACTTAACACTTGATAGAACAGAGATAAAAGGGTTATCAAGTTCAGTAGATACTAGTGGAGGTGATTTCTTTGCAATGTTTTAATTATGGCAGTATTTAAAGATATAATAGATGAGTTCAAAACGGTTGCAGATGCTTTTGCTTCCGTTAATTATTTTGTATATGATAGGGTTAGTAGGGTAAATGGTACTTTACAGAATAAAGCATATCCAATGATATTAATAAACTCTACTCCTAACTTTGTAAGGGGTGCAAATAATAATAGTTTTTTGCCTAGAGGTAAGCAATTTACCTTTAACATCTTTTGTTATGGAGATTATAATAGTGCTGAAAGAAGTACTAAGAGCTTACAACAGAAGCAAGGAGAAATAGACAATATTTTAGACCAGTACATAGCTGAAGTAATAAGAAGAAATATAGACGGCTCTAATGGGTTTAGTATTGTAAATAATACTTCTTTATCTGGTTTTTTGGCTCATGATGTTCACAACGATAAGCTAGTACAAAGCACATACACAATAACAGTTGAATTAGATAGTAATTGTACTTTAGGTTCATTTAGTTACTAATGGTAAACTTTAACAAAGTAGGTAAATTAATAATAGCTTCTTTACAAAAGGAGTTAATCGAGCAAGGCCATGAGGCTAGTGGTAATCTAGTTAACAGTTTTGAGCAAAGAGTTATTGAAGTACCTAACAGCATAGTTATTGAGATTCTAATGGATGAATACGGTATCTATGTTAATGAAGGTAGAAAAACAGGAGGTAAAAAAGTACCTATTAATGTACTTGTTGATTGGATAGAACGCAAAGCAATTGTTAACGGTGATAAACAGGTTAAAAGTTTGGCTTTTGCTATTCAACAAACTATTCATAAGGAAGGAATACCTACAAAGGGAAGTTTTAAGTTTAGCAATAACGGCAGAAGAAAAGGATTTATAGACTTTGTGATTAATAATGAATTAGATGAAGTTTATAATGAATTAGAGCAGCAAGTATTTGAGGGCTATGATGATGCGATAGCTATAATGGTAAAAGATTTTAACAAAGTAAACTAATGGCAATAACAATAATAACAAGCCCAGCTTCAGGAGTACCCAAAGCTGCATACGGTGAAAAAGATAAAATTATTTATAGGTTTAGCAGTGGTGCATCTAATTTGGTATCATGTATAGTTGAGGTTTTAATTGATGGTACTAGAATAGCAGCTTTGAATGTGCAAATTGATAAAGGTACTAGCAATGAATTTACGGTTGTATTAAATGAAGTAGTACAAAATTATTTAGATTTTAAACTTTATACAACAGATTTAAGCACTTATGATGCTACTGATACGGGGGTAAATCAGTATAAGATTAAAATATATGAGGTTACTCAGTCATCTGGTGTTTTAGTTACTGATTATGACCCAGACGATGCTAATAATACCAATTATACTTATTATGATAACAATATACGTAATGTGTTTAATTGTACTCTTGCAACCATACAGCAAAATTCTTTTAATGCAACAGATTATCAGTTAACAGCTAATACTAAAAAGTTTTTAAATGATACTCCTGCTGCTAAAAATATAGAGCTTTCCCAAAGTGAATATCTAGGTGCATTGTGGTATGATGGAACGGCAGCACAATCATTTAAAGTAGAGATATTAACCTATGATAGTAGTGATGCTGTTTTAAATACTGACTACATTAATATTACTGATTGGGATGCCGGTTATTCAGCTGGAAATTTTACATTTTATTACATAACTATTCCCGTAGGAACTGCTAATTTGATAGCTGCCGGGATAAGCTTAACAAATGTAGCTTATTATACTGTTAGGATTATTAATAATGGTGGAGATGTAAGTGAGTTAAAGAGGTTTGATATAGTTGGTTCATGTACTCACGATGTAAGGATACATTGGCAAAACAAATACGGAAAAAGAGATAGTTATACTTTTAAAGGTAATAACCAAGAAAGTTTAGAGCATAAAGCGAGTACATTTATAAAAGCTAAAGGGATAACATATTCAAGTGATGCTAGAGGTGTTAGTATTATGCAAAATACGCTAAACAGCACTTTTACGGCATACAGTAAATCAATAGGAAGAGATGAGTACCATTGGTTAAGTGATATGTTAATTAATAAGAGGGCATGGTTAGAGATTGATGGAAATTATTTTCCTATCATTATAGAAGATGGTACTTTTTTTAAAACTGATGAGCGAGATATGCCTATACAATTTGTGTTAAATTATAGTTTTGCAAATTCAACAAAAGGTATTAAAGGATGAATGAAGTAATTATAAGAATAATAGATACTACTAATAATGTTCAGGGTGATTTAGAATTGGCTAATTTTAATGATTTTCCTTTAGCAATTAATAAAGGTATTGTTAATCTTGATAATTTAAAACAGCGTACAGGTACATTCACCAAAAGTTTTAAAGTTCCAAACACAAAAACCAATGCAGATTTATTATCAAATCTAGATAATATAAATAGCAGGAAAGATTACAGAAGGGCATTAAACAGAAAACCTTGTATAATATTGGTTAACAATTCACCTATTGAAAAGGGATTCTTACAGGTTAGTAAGGTTTATAATGGTTTAGAAGTTGAAAGTTTTGAACTGGTTTTTTACGGAAATAATATTGACTGGGTTAAAGAAGCATCTGAATTAACTTTAAAGAGTATTACATGGGATAACAACACTCAAACATATAATGAAGCAGGCATAGATGCTGCTAATGCTGCTGATAGTACTACTTATAGCCATGCTTACCCTTATATTAATCGAGGTGATAACTTATCAACTAATGATACAATAGTATCTGATTATAGACCTGTTTTTTATTTAGAAAGTGTTTTAAATAAATGCTTTGCTTCTTTAGGGTATAACATAAATACTTCATTTTTTACTGACAATGCACATCTAAAAAAATTGGTTTGTGATTTCGATTTAAAGTTTAAACAGGATGAAACAACAATAGAAAATACTTCAATCTGGGTTAAATCAGGAAGCAACTTTACATTAAGCCCGGGTGATGTAAAAAGATTACCTTTTGATAATGATACATCAGGAGAATGTAAAGACCCAGGTAATAATTATGACATATCCACTTATGAATACACTGTACCATCTGATGGTACGTATGATTTATATTATAGCGTGCGATTAAGAACTATTAGCACTTTTAGAGGAGGGCAAAATGCTTATATATCTGTTGTAAATAATGGTCAAACATTAACATCAATAGGCTCAGGAACTGTATTAGAGGAGCAAGTTGCAAATGCTAATGCAGGTACAGGATTTGATACTGTACAGTTTTCGACCACTATTGCTGCTAGGGCAAATGATAAAATCTCAATCTATATTGAAACAAAAACACCAGAGTCATTTTTTGATGTTGAGGTGCAAGGGCTGACAGATAGACAAACATTTTTAAAATTATCTAAAAAGAATGCAATTGAGGAAAATGATAACTTTTTGCTAAATAACTTACTTCCTGATAGTATTAAATTCATAGATGTTTTAAATGATTTTACAAGAATGTTTAATATCTATTATTGGACTGATGTAAAAAGTAAAACGGTTTATTTTAATACTAGAGATAGTTTTTTCAAAGCACAATCTGATGCCATTAATTGGACTGATAAAATAGATGTTAACAGCTATGAAGTTGACTATGTAAGCTCCTACAAAAGAACTTTAAATTTCAGGTATAAAGCTTTAAATCGTGATGAATGGTTAAAAGGATGGCAGGATGATAATAAGCGTATTTACGGAAGTTATAATAGTGTTTTATCAGATAGATTTACAGAAGGCACTCAAAAAATAGAACTAGATGAGTTCAGTGCTGCTTATGCAATAACCGACGGCAATGCTGCACCTGTAAATGCAAATGCTAATGATTATCCTGTTACATTAAAAATATGGAATGAGTATGAAGATACAGCTCCAGAAACAAGAACAACTAACTATAACAGTAAGATATATTTTTTTCAAAATGGTAACCAGTTAAATGTAACAGGTGAGAATAACAAAATAAGTAAGTTTGGCACTACTACTGAGGTTATTCCTTATGGTATTTTTGAAAGTTATAATAACATTACAAGCCCTCAAAATTTAAGTTTTACAGGTTCAGATGGGTTGTTTTCTACGTATTACTCTAAGATGATAAAAAACATTGAAGAAGGAGGTAGATTAATAGCGTATTTTAATCTGAGCAGTACAGATATTGAAAACTTAGATTTTAGAAAGTTGATTTATTTAGATAATGAAGCTAATGTTAAAGGGTATTATTTTATTGAAAGTGTAGTTGATTATAAGCCTGTACAAAATGAGTTAACAAAAGTTATATTATTTAAGTTTGAAAACTTAGGAAGTGTAAGCATAGATGGTAGCCAACAGGGTAATAATAGCAGTGATACTGATAATGGTAATACTGTACCTGTTTTGAAACCAATTTATGTAGAGGATGGCTCACAATTAATAGAGGTTTATATTGAGAACCCAATAACAGGATTAATAGAACCAGTTTATAGATAAGAGATGGCAGAGAAGGTAATAGCGATAAAAGTTAATTTAGAAGGTACTGAAGCCCAACAAAAAAAGCTTGTTAAGCTTGAGAAAAACTTAGTTACATTAACTAAGCAGAGAACAAGGTTAAATAATCAATTAAAAANGNNNGTTATTACTAGGGACCAGTTTAGTAGAGCAGTAGCAAAAAACAACTTAAACTTAAAAGCACATAGAGCAGAGCTGTTAAAAACTAGACAGCAGATGTTAGGTATTGATGGTTTTACCACCAAACTAACTAACTCATTTTAAAAAGATGGGTACTAGTATAGTAGCTGGTTTTGCTGGGTTATTTGCTATACAACAATTAACAAGGTTAATAAAAGAGGCTTTCAATACTATTAAGGATTTTGAACAGCAGATGGCTAAAGTACAAGCCATTACAGGTGCAACAGATGATGAAATAAAAGAGTTGTCAGATTCTGCCAAAACTTTAGGAAGTACTACAAGGAAAACAGCGACAGAGGTTGGTAGGCTTCAAGAGGAATTAGCAAAGTTAGGCTTTACTACTGATGAAATATTAGATGCTACGGGTGCAATAATTAATTTATCTGAAGCTACCGGTTCAGACTTAGCACAATCATCGAGCGTAGCTGCTGGAGTTTTAAATGCTTTTGGCTTAGAAGCTGAAGATACTAAGCAGTTAGTAGATGTTATGGCTAAATCGTTTAGTAGCTCTGCACTAGATTTAAACAAGTTTGAGGTTGCAACTGGCTAATGTTGGCCCTGTAACTGCTGAGGCTGGTTTATCTGTTGAAGAAACAACTGCGATGCTAGGTGTTTTAGTAGATAGAAATGTACAGGCTTCTAAGGCTGGTACAGGTTTAAGAAATGTATTTTTAACTACTATCTAAAGAGGGGAAAACTTTAGACCAAGCAATGTCTGAAATTAACTCTGCTACTGATAGAAGTGCTAAGGCTGTTGAAATATTTGGAAAAGAAAATGCGGTGGTTGCTACAATACTAGCAGATACCAGAGATGAAGTCAATGAGCTTAATACATCTTTAAATAATACCGATGATGATGCTGCTAAGATGGCTGAAACAATGGGTGATACAGTAAGTGGGGATGTTGATAAATTAACTAGTGCTTATGAGGGCTTTATATTGAGCTTAGATAGTGGTGAGGGTGCAATTAGTACAACAATTAGAAACATCTTACAATTTTCTGCTGAGTTTTTGCGATTAGCCACAATGGTTGGTAAAACAACAGAACAAATCAAACAGGATATGTTTGATGAAAAACTTCCTGAAAGATTAAAACAAATCAGAAAAGATGAAGAACAGTTTCAAAAGAGAATTTAGAAAGAGTTAAAAACAGAAAAGATTTACAGAACGCTACTGATGAGCAAATACTTAATGCTCAAGTATTAATGCTAGAATCTGAAAAGAACCTTACTAAAATAAGTGTAGATAGAATTGAGAACTTAATAAAAGAAGGTAATTTAAGTGATGAACAACTGCAATTTCAAACAAACAAATTAACAATGCAGAAAGCTCAGTTAGACGTACAGCAACAGCTTTTAACTGACTTTAAAATAGAGCAGGGCTTACAAGAGGATTTAGAAGAGATTGAAAGACGCAAAAGGATTGAAAAAAATAAGCAGTTAAGATTAGAAAAAGAAGCTGCTGAAAAAGCAAAAGAGAGAGCAAAAGAAGAGAAAAAACAAGACAAGTTATTGATAGAGATACAACTAAGTCAATAGCTAATAAAGAAAAATTAGAACAGGAAGCACTTAACATAAAAAAGCTATCTACACTTCAAACAGAAAGAGATATAGAAGATGAAAAATTAAGGATAGCAAGAGAATCAGCTAAGAAGCAAGTAGATTTAAGTAAGGCTACTGATATAGCAAAAAAAAATGAAAGGCTAGCAATTGATGCTAAGTTTGATGCACAGGAAAATGCATTAAGAATACAAAGAGAAAAAGAGGATAAAAGAAAAAGAAACTGCTGACAGATTAGAATTAAGAGAACAGCAATTACAATTTGCACAAGAAACTGCTAATGCCTTAGTTGATGTTTCTAATAGAAGAGTTGAGAGGGAAAAAACTTTAGAACTGGCTGCTTTAGATTCAAGATTACAACAGGGTTTAATATCTCAAGAGCAATTTGAAAAGCAAAGGGAAGCGATAGAAAGAAAAGCTTTCCAAAAGCAAAAAAGATTAGAGTTAGCACAAATAGCTATTAGTTTAGCACGAGAAATAGCAAACATTGCAGCAAATTCAGCAGGTAACCCATTAAACGCATTTACTTTTGGTAGTGCAGGAGCTGCTCAAAATATTGCTTTAGCTGGTATCGCTACGGCTAGAAGTGCTGTACAAGCTGGGATAGTTGCTAGTCAAAGGTTTGCTGAGGGTGGTTATACTGGTTCTGGTTTTGGTTCTCCAGATAGCTCAGGATTTAAACAGGCTGGAGTAGTGCATGAAGGTGAATATGTAGTACCTAAGAATGTACTAGAATCTCAAAGAGGTAGTAGCTTAGTAGGTGCATTAGAGGCTATGCGTACAAGTAGACCTCAACCATTTAGTAACATAGGCTTTGCTAATGGTGGTTTTGCTGGTGCTAGTGGAGTTGATATGTCTGAACTAGAAAACAGAATAACAAGAGCTGTTGCAAGTTCAATAGGTTCTATTCAGGTAGTTAATAATGCTACTGATACAATCACACAAGCTGCAAAAGTGAACAATATACAAAGTGAGGCTACATTTGGTTAAAATTATTATATTTAGATTATGTGGTTAACTAGTTTATTCGGTAAGGCAAAAAATATAAGCAGTGAATTATCAAGTTATCAAAAGAAATTAAAAAGGCTAAACATTTGTGAAGGTTGCAACGATAAAAGAGATAACTTTAAATTCTTATGGTTTGAGAAACCAGGTATATCACAATGCAGTATTTGTAAATGTGCTTTGATTGATAAAACAATATGGGAAGATGAACAATGTCCAAAAGGTAAATGGTAAATTTTGATGTCAATAAAAATATTGAGAACCTGGACCAAACAGAAAGGTTAAATATTAAAGAAGCTATTATTAAAACTCATGGTAAAATTTTCCCATGCTCAAAGAGCCTTGAATATTTATCAGACCTATTTAAAGAAAACGTAGAACCAAACTTTAAAATTTCATGTGGCAGGTGCAAAAGGAGAATAATAAACTTTTGGAAGCAGAGGCTAGAGAATTGGCAAATGTACTAAATGATACTTTGTTTAGTGTAGTTAATAAAGCTGATGATATTAAGCAAGCTACTGAATTATTATTAAGCACTGGTTTAATTAATCAAAAAGCTGTAAGGAATATGGCAGTGATAAATGATTACCATATAATGAGAAAAAATCCTCTAATGATGATGAAAGATATTTATTACAATCTATCTGTTAAGTATGATATTTCTGTTAATTTGGTTATAAAGATTGTTTTACAAAAGTAATTTTATATATTAGCTTTAACTTTATAAGTAAATGTTTTGTGATTATTAAGAGAGGGTTTTTAGGGTAGCCCTCTTTTTTTATGTAAAAAAATTATATATCAATTTTAAAACAATTGTTTATTGTTGTTTAATGAATTGGTATAATCTAAGTAATTCAATAAATAATAAGCTATCTATTTCGATAGATGAGGAAATAGGCTCTTTTGGTATTGATGCTAAAACCTTTATTGATGAGGTTAAGGCTTCAGGTTCTAAAGATATAGAGCTTACTGTAAATAGCGGTGGCGGTTCAGTTTTTGATGCCCTTGCTATTTATGACTTTCTAAAAAACTCTTCTTATAATGTATCTGTTAAAATTGAAGGTTTAGCCGCTAGTGCTGCTACAATCATTGCCCTTTCTGGTAGTGAGTTACCTGTTATGAGTGAAAACAGTTTCTTTATGATACATAATGCATGGATGCCAGTAGTATCTATGGAGGGTATGAATAGCGATGAGATTAGAGATTATAAAGAAGAGCTAGAGAAGCAAGCACAGTTGATGGATAAGATTAATCTTAAACTTGCTAAAATTTACGCTAATGCAACAGGTTTTGAATTATCTACTATTCAGGATATGATGAAAGCGGAAACATGGCTAACTGCTGAAGAAGCTAAAGAATATAATTTCATTGGTAGTATAGAAGGGGCTTTAGCAATTGCTGCTTATGCTTCACCAAAAGAGTTAGCCAAAAAAGGGTACAATGTGCCGTCTAATTATGTAAATCAATTAAATAACGTGAATATGTCTGAAAAAGAGGGTCTATTAGACCAACTAAAGGCTTATGTTTCTGAATTGTTAGCTCCAAAAGCTGAAGCGGTTGAAGAAACAACAGAAGAAACTCCAGAAGTTGAAGCTGTTGAAGAAACTACTGAAGAGGTTGAAGAGGTTAATGAAGAAGTAACTGAAGAGCCACAAGATGCAGTTGATGTTGAAGCCATTAAAGCAGAGCTTATGGATTCAATTAAAGCTGAACTAACCGCTAAGGATAGCGAGTTAGCAGAAATGAAAAAGGAACTGGATAAGGCAAAAGCATCAAGAGAGCCATTAGAGGCTAAAGAAGATGTGGTTAATCATGAAGCTAATGTTAAAGAGGTGGATGAATTAGGTGCTGCAATCCTTAATATTTTAAAATCTTCATATAAATAATTTAAAAAATGGCAAATTTTATTACACAATCAATTTCCTCTACCTATGCAGGTCAGGAATTTACAGAAATCCTATTTGCACCTCAAGAGGGTAGCTCGGATTTATCAGGAATTAGAATTATTCCAAACATTAAAGTTAAGGCTAATATGTACCTTAACTCATCTCTTACAAAAATTGTAAGAAAGTACACTACTTGTGGTTTTTCTGCTACTGGTGGAGTTACTTCAGTATCTGATAGAACTTTAGAAGTTTCTAAACTTAAGGTTAACCTTGAGGAGTGTGGAGATGCTTTTTACGGTACTATCTTTGAGGAATTCTACGGTTCAGGGACTGCAATTGATGACCTAACAGATACAGTTGTAGGTGAGGTTGCTAGAAAAAGAGTTGCTGAAGCTATCGCTGATGATAATGGAAGAATGGCATGGTTTGCTGCTTCTACTGCTGCTTCATCTGATTATAACCAGTTTGATGGTTTTGTACAGTTGTTTGTTGCTGGTTCTGCTGGTTTAGGTAAATATGTAGAAATGACTACTATTGCAAATGTTGAAGATACTAACGGTGATTTAGTCGCTGATGGTGCTTACACTTTGCTTAAGTCTGCTTACGAAAACCAAACTAAAGTACTTAGACAAATGCCAAACGCATCTAAGTCTTTTAGAGTTACTGCTACAATCGTAGATAACTTGATGACTACTTATGAGCAACTTGGAACTGGCAACGCTTTAGGGCTTCAGTTGTTACAAGATGGTCAGTCTTTGACTTTCAGAGGTATTCCTGTTGTAGAAGTTACGGGATGGGATACTCAGTTAGCTGATGCTGCTAACCCTAACTCTCAAACTTTAGGTATAGACATAGGAAAGAATTTACTAGTTTACACAGTAGATGATAACCTAGTAATAGGTACTGATGTTGCTGATGCTGGTTCTCAATTGAAATTTAGAAGTAATGATGATGATGATGAGTTGTTAAAGATTATTGCTAAGTATAAAATGGGTGCTCAGTTTGTATTTGGTGAGTTGATTTCTTTCTACTACTAAGAATTAAAGCCCCTCTTTATGGGGGGCATTTTTTAACTAATAAATTTTATAAAGATGTCAGAAATTTCAACAGATATTTTAATAAGTTGTAACGATGAGAACCGCAGAGGTGGTATCAAAAGAGTATTCGTTATCAACAAAGATGATGTAACTACGTTTACTGCTTCTACTGATAATCATTCTTACACAGCAGTTACTTTAAGTACTACTGATGATAAGTTTTTTGAGATTGAAGGAGAATTGGAAACAAAGTTATATTCTTCTGAAGGTTCACGTGAGAATGGTTCTATTTCTTATGAAACTTCTTTAGAGGTGTTCTCTCCAAAAATGGAGAAGGTAAAAGCCAAAGGAATTAACAGTTATGTTGAATCATGTGGTTTGATAGTAATTTTTGAAACTTACAACAAAGAAACTAATGATAATAAAGCTTTTGTTTTAGGTTATGATGAAATTATGGGTAAAGATGCATCAGTAGATGCTATTGCTAATGAAGTTCTAGAAGCTGAGTTGCAAGGGCAAAACGGATATACTGTAACTTTTGCTGGAAAGCAAGCACAGCTAGTAAGGGAGTTTGTAGGTTCCATCACTACAAACAGCTCCGGTACTGTTAGCTTAGGTTCATAAATTTAGTTTATGGTGGATAGTTGCAGGTGCAACAGTAGGGAGGGCTTTGTTAGGTTCTCCCTTTATTGCTTTTATAAATACACGATTTAATTTATTTTATTATATTTAGATATGAGCAAATTTATTATAGAGCCTAGTTTTATAGGTAAAAAATAATGGGTTCAGTAGGTATTATTAATCTTACTGATAAAACAAGCCAGAAAGACTTAAAAAAACTATACAATGCTGGATTCAAAGATGTTGTATCAATCGAAAAGGTAAAAGATGAGCCAAAAGAAGATAAGTAGTATAAAGGCTAGTACTGTTAAGACTGACCCTATATCTACTCCAATAGTTAAAAAAGAGAAAGAGCCTAATATTGATATTGAGCAAAAGTGGGTACCATTTTTTCAGGATTCAGATAATATTTATGTCAATGATTTAGCAAAGAGGGCCAGAAGGTCCAGTACTCATAGCAGTATTATAAATCAAAAAATTACATTTATAAAGGGTAAACAGTTTACTTTTAGATTGGATGGTGAGAATGTGGGTTATCAGGATTTACCTCAGGATTTTCAGGAATGGTGTAAGGAAGTCAACCCTGAAGGAGATAGTTTATATGATGTATTTAGCGACATTGTACAGTCTTATGTTATCACTGGTAATGCTTATGCACATGTTAAAAAAAGCGGTGATTACACTGCATTATATTGTGAGGATGCTACGACGGTAAGAAAAGGAAAAAGAAAAGATATAGCATATTTATCAAACTTTTGGCGAGATATAGAATTAAGTAATACTCCATCTGCACAATATCCTGTTAATGAGTTAAAATTTTATGATGGTACTCAAAGCAAAGAGTTTATAATTCATATAATGAGAAAGTATCCTGAGTTTAATTATTATGGATTACCTGATTATGTAGGTGCTTTAGACTGGATTGATATTGAGTACAGAATGAGTAAGTACAATATTGATAAGTTTGATAATGGATTTTTTCCTAGTGTATTAATACAAATGTTTGGTGAGGTTCCCGATGGGATGAACGCACAGCAATACGTTGAAAAGATAAAAGAGAAGTTTACAGGAGAAGCTAACAATGATAAATTTTTAGTAGAGCTATTAGACAGCCCAGAACAAGCAGCAAGTATCAAAGAGTTTGATAGAGAAAGAGATGGTGAATTTATGGAGCTATCTCAGCTATGTACAAAGGCCATTATTTCTGCTCATAGGATTACTCCTAGTTTAGCTGGTATTGAAACAGCAGGAAAGCTGGGAAGTAACCAACAGATAAAAGATGAGTATGATAAGTTTATGAATAGCGTAGTTATACCAGATTTTCAAGAGCCATTACTAAAAGCATTAAATGGTATTATCAAGAGAGATACTAAATATGGTAACATTGAAATAGGTATTTTAAATGTTAGCCCTGTTGGGGATAGTGCTAAAGTTGATTTAAATGCTGTTATAACTATCAATGAAGCTCGTAAGATGCTAGGTTTGGAAATGTTAGAAGATAGTAGAGGTGAGCAGTTTGTTAATGAGAATGCTGTACAGAATATTGAAGAGGAGGATACTAACGATGAAATAGAAAAAGATGGCGTATAATACTGAAATGATGACTAGTACTGAGGTAAGTAGTCAAGCAATAAATGATAATTATTTTGATACTGCTTATTTTGATAAGTACATTTTAACTTCTCAAAGAAAGTATATAAAGCCTGTATTAGGAGTAAAGTATTATGATGAGCTTTTAACCCAAATTGCTGGAGCTAGTTTAACAGGTGATAACACTATTATCGTTAATCAATTCATAAAACCTATGTTAGCTCATTACGTAGTTTATGAGGTGTATTCTAAGATTCACACACAGCTTACCAATCAAGGTGCAATGGAGAATAATACAGAGCAGTCAAATCAGGCTAATAACTTTGAATATTCACAATCTAGGGATTTTTATATTAATAAAGCTGATTTCTGGAAAAAAGATATGATAGAGTATATTAAGGAAGCTAAAGATGATGATAGTACAAAATTTCCTTTATTCGATGATTGTGAAACTCCTGTTCAGGTAAATAAAAAGGCATTATATTTTATTAAGATATGGCGATATTACATAAGAATATAAATAACGAAGCTGATATACATAATCCTAAATGGTTCCAAAATGCTAATAATGGAGATTATGCGTTTAAGAATGAAAAAGGGCAGCTGGAGAGTACTGATGAATTGTTACTACCGGCAGCTTTAAATTTTGTTGATGGCAGCGTAGCTCCGCCTACTACTAATGCAGGTGATATTTATATATTATCTTCAGGAGGTAGTGTTAATGCAGGTTGGGGGGGTGTCAGTTTGCAAGATTGGGTAAGGTATGATGGTGCTGCATGGAATAGCATAACCCCTCAGAAGGGCAGTATGTGTTATGATAAAAATGCAGATGCTTTAAAAGTGTTTGATGGTTCTGCATGGGCTGGTTTAGGTTCTAGTTTCGGAAAGTTTGGTATCGCTGATAGTTCAGGTGCTTATACATATTATGATGATTTTCAAACAGCATTAAATGCTGCTTCCAGTGGTGATACAGTTGAGATGTTTACAAATGTAACGGTAAGCTCTACAAGTACATTAACATTAATTGATGGTGTTAATATTAATATGAACGGATATAAATATGAAAATACAGGTTCTACTAATGTTAATATGGTTACTTTACCTAGCAGTGCTACTGTAACAATTTATAACGGTTATTTTAAAAGAAGCGGAGGTACAAATGGAGTAACAACAAATCTTACTTTAGATGCTTACCCCTCCACAAACAGCAAGTTATATTTAAGAGGTGTTACTTTTGAAAATACTATAAGTACCTGCTTATACATAAAAGGAGCTTTAGTAGAGGGTGGTACATTTATAGGAAATGGAGCTACTTATAGCAGTTTAACAGATGGCCCATCTACTAGAATGATTGGAACTACATTTATAGGTACTAGTAGCGGTCATGTAGGAATAAATAGCACTACTTTAATTAACTGCACATCTTATGCTAATAGTGGAATGGCTTTTTATGTAGGTGCAGGTACTTTAATGAATTGCGTAGGTGAGAGCATTAGCGGTATAGGAATAAGAGCATCAACAGGTAGTAATATATTGACTAATTGCACAGGTGCCAGCGCTTCAAATTATGGTATGAGGATAGGAGGGAATACCAGCTCAACTTTTACTAAGGCAAAAGGTTGTACAGGGTTTTCATCAACTAATTACGGAATGTATATAGAAACTTTTTCTGAGGTTAGGAACTGTGCTGCTCATAGTGGTACTTTATCGGGTGGTTACATTAAAGCAGGTATTGTAGGTACTACGCACAATAAGCCTAGAGTTTACTCAAGTACTTTCTCAAGTGAGGGAGCTAGTGGAGCAAATGCTGAAGCTTCTGTTCAGATATTTAATTGTGATTTTATCAGTAAATATGACAATGCTAATGGTCATGGCTTAACAACTTTAAATGTAACAGGAAGCTCTGACCCAACTATTTTAAGCGGTTGTACTTTCCAGGTTGAAAATGCTTCAGCTAATGGCTTTAAAAACACTTTAGCAGGTTATGAAACAAAGATAGCAGCGTGTAAATTTCATGGAATGACAACAAGCATAAACGATGTTAATTCAAATCAGATGAGTAATACTCCTGATACTTACAATAATATATTAATTTAAAAAAATGGCAAATACTTTAAAACAGGGGATTATTCAAACAGAATTTTTTCAATACCTCCTAGAGTGGTTATACAATACAATAATGATGATGATGGAAGTAAACAGATACTAATAGATTATGATGATTTAGATGATTCTGATAAAGCTGCTTTTGATTCTTTTAAGCAACTTTGTGTTGATAAAATGGTTTAAATATTTTAGTTTTTAATTACAAATTTTAAAAGTAATTTTAAATTGATATATTTATAAAATGATTAATTTGTATCATAACCGCCTAAAATTAAGATTTTTAACCAGAAATATTTTTATTTAAGGCATGGATTTATTAACCGTCGAGAATTTATTACAATTTATAGCTTTGTTTATTGGGCTTTTGTCTGCTTTCATTAGATTTAATAACAAAACCGAAAAAATACGCTATTAATTGTGCAGTTAGAGAAAGATGTTCAAGCTATCAAAGAGGAGGTAAAAGATAATTATACCAAGCTTGAAAATAAGATAAGTGAAGTTGAGGATGATATTAAATGTATTGCGGCTGATATAGGCGAAATAAAAGGATATTTGAAGCAGCTTAACAAAAGTTTATGAAACTTAGTAACAGTTTTACATTAGCAGAAATGCTTAAATCCAATACCGCTTCCAGGTTAGGTATTGAAGAACAATATTCTCCATCAAAAAAAATAATTGATAATCTTACTAAACTTTGTAAAAACGTATTACAGCCCATTAGAGATAGTTTAGAAATGCCTGTTAGAGTTACTAGTGGGTATAGATGTGAAAAGCTTAATAAATACATTGGAGGTAGTTCNAGGAGCCAGCACGTTAAAGGAGAAGCTGCTGATATTGAGTTGTGGATTAGAGGAAGAGGAAAAAAATGCTATATTATTAGATAAGGTTATTAGTTTATCTTTTAATGGTGTCATTAAGTTTGACCAGTTAATAATTGAATACCCTGATGTTAATGGAGTTCCTAGATGGCTACATATTTCATATAGTGAAAATAACAGAAGAGAAATATTAATAGCTGAAAAGGTAAAAGGTAAAACAATTTATAAAAAAGCAAATAGATGAAAAAGTTATTAGGTATTGCAAAAGGATTTTTCTTACAGCCTGAAACGGTTAAGAATGCTGTTGATGGTATTGAAAAGATTGGAAAAGTAAGAGTTAACAAAAAGCGAGTAGCATTGGCTGTTACTATTGTATTGGCTATCTTAGTACTTGCTGGTGCTATTAGTGAGGAAACATTTATAGAACTGTTTAAAGATATTAATTAGGATTTTCCAGCCCTTTCTGGGCTAATTGTTTATTTGTTTGTTAAGAGGGGAGTTGTTACCCCTCTTTTTTTGGCCTAAAAATAAATATTTACTTTACTATTGTTATATTAGAAAATTAATATTATATTTGTAATAACAATAACAAACAAACTAACAACATCATGGAAAAATTTAAAAAAGTATTAGAGGAGATTCAAACGGCAAATAACACTATTTTCAGTGTAGAGTTTATTAAAAAGGATGGTTCAGTAAGAACTATGACAGCTAGATTGCACGTTAAAAAAGGTATTAAAGGTACTGGTATGAGTTATGACCCAATAGAAAAGGGTTTGCTTCCAGTATGGGATATGCAAAAGAATGCATTTAGAATGATTAATCTTAAAACAGTAACTAAATTACAAATCAAAGGAGAGGAGCTTATTTAAGCTCTTCTTTATAAAACAAATAACAACAAAATGAAAATATTATTAACACCAAAAAACAAGCTCACTTTATGCTAGATGAATATAATTCTACAATAGATAATTATGCTGCTTTTATTCCAGATGAAGTTGAATCTAAATTATGTTATGATGTATTAATAGATACTTGTATTGAGATAATAAAAGTATGCAAAAGATTAAATGTATATGAAATTCCTTTTTGGGAAAATGTAATAGAAGAACTAGAAAATTTACGAGAAAAATCAATTATTAATATTTAAAACAAATAACAATGAACAGATTAGAAAATACCAAAGAGAGCATTTAGAAAACTTAGCAGAAAAAAAGGCTGAGTTATACAATGAACACTTAGATGCTGTAAAAGAAGAAGAACAAATAGCTGAATGTCAAGATACATTAATATCATACATGGGCTTAGATGAGTTTAATAACCTATCTAAGGATAATTTACAGATGATAGTTGGAGCCATGAGAGAATACGCTGAAAACTTTAAAAATAGATAAGATGACAAGCGAGCAAAAACATATTAAGTTTAAAAATAAGCTTCAAAACAGTATTGATGCATATAATGTGGTGTTAAGGGATGCTTTAAAAGCAAAAGAAACAAATAACATTAAAGATTTAAATGATTTCTATGAAGGTCAAGTTAAGAAGTATAGAGGCAAAAGAGATACAGTCCAGGAGCTAAAAGAATATTATGATTACCTTTTTGAATAATGATAAGTGTAATAACTGCGTCAGTTGTTATTAATACTTGTTAGCATTAGTACGGATTATTAATTGATAAACTTAAATAGAATGATTTTAGAAGATTTAATTAAAAAATTAGAACAGTTCCCAAGAGAACAAGTAGTAGCGAAAGGATTTAACGAACCTCATAGTTATAGAGGTTATTACGATGAATTGGCGTTTGAGCCTTGTGACAATACAACAGTTGGCGCAATGTTAGATTGTGCAAAAGAAGCATTAAATAAAACATACCAAGGCTATAAAGGTGGTGAATACACAATGACTGAATACACTTGTTGTCATTTAGCTTTTTACGGAAGTAGTGGTGAATCTATCGGTGAAACATTATTGGGGTATATGCTCGGTGAGTATTAATGCTAACATCTTAATAACAGCTTTTTAAATTGCTGTTATGAAATGTTATAGCCCGTTTTAATGGGCTTTTTTTATTAATTTTAAAATAAAAGATGAACAAAAAGTCAATAATTATAGTAGGTATAATAGTACTCTGGGGTTTAATTTTAGGTTCTTATTTTATAGATTCAGAAATATATGAAGAGATAGTTATATGGCTTTTTGTTATCCCGGCTTTTGCTGGTGTTATTTATGTTATAATTTCGCTTTATGTTTGGATTAAAAACTTATTCGATAAAAAAAAATAAACACTATTCAGGGTTTAGATTTAGACCGTTTTTCAGATGCAGAGAGATAACTATTCTCTTTAAGTTTACAGAATCTTGTAGGTACATTTCTGATGATACACAACTATCTGAACAGATTAATAAACTTGTGGGCTTTGGTTCTTTGTGGCATCATAAAAACAGTGTTAGAATAGGCTGGAAGTACTCAGCAAAAAAAGATAGGATAAAACTTTACACTTACAAATATATTGAAGGAGTAAGGATTAAAAATCATTTTGATACTGTTAAAATAGGGCAGTATAACAAGCTAAGAATTAAGGCCCATCGTACTTACTGGTTTGGTAAGTTCCTATATCCATACTTTGGAGGTAAGGCTCCAGCTCCACATGATATTAAAATTTTATTAGATTTCTTATAGGTTTTTGTATTGTTTATATTAATTATTTATTATATTTGTATATAGTTAATAATTAAAACAAACAACAACAATGGAAAATTCAGCAACAAAAAACAGAGAAAGTTATAGAATAGATTTAGATTTTTATACGCTTACTGGCGAATTAGAATGCCTTATTAATGGTGATTGTCATACTATTATAGATTTTGATTTTGATTTTGAAATTCAAAACGTATCACATGATAAAGGAGATTATTATACTCCTGAGTGTATTACTTATGATTGCACTTACAATGCTTCTGGTTTTGATAGTATTAGAACTGGAAACGATGAAAGCTGCGAAGTAAGCCCGGAATACAAACAAATGATAGATATATTATTAGAGGATGAGATTAGAGATTACATTGATGAGAATGAATTGTATAATGATTAGTAATTAAATAGCAGAAAGATGGAGAAAGTAAATTTAGGGGAGTTCTTACATAGGGCTTCCCAAAAAACAAACAAAGAACTGGCTGAAGATATTAGGCAGATTAAAAAGCTAAGTAATAAGCATGATAATGTAGTAGTACATCAGGAAAAGAAAAGTTTAGATGCTACTGCTGATAAATTATCAAAGTCAATTAAAAGCTTTAACAAGGATGCAGAATTAATAATAACTATAAACGATAAACAATGGAAACAGGATTAGAAAAAGCCCTCAAAACAGTAGACATTAAAGGTAAGGCTTATGTAACAGTAAACGAGCGAATAAAGTACTTTAGAGAGCATTTTACAGGCTACAAGCTAATAAGTGAAATAGTATATCACAATCAAGCTACTTTTTTAGAATGGCATGAGTTTGATGCAGAAGGTAACAAGATTAATAAAACAGCATGGACTAAAGGAGAAATTTGCTTTAAAGCTTCTATATTTAATGAAAAGGATGAAGCAGTAGCTACTGGATATGCAATGGAAAAAGCTGATAGTTCATACATAAATAAAACCAGTTATATTGAGAACTGCGAAACTAGTGCTTGGGGTAGAGCTTTAGCCAATTTTGCAATAGGGGTAGATAGTTCAGTAGCTAGTGCTGATGAGGTTGCTAATGCTATTAAAAATCAGAAATAAATGGGCTTTGATAATACTACTGAAAACGCTACTGGTTGGCAAATATCAATAATCGAAAGCTTAATACCATTATCATACATACCTCAACAGGAAAAAGATGAAGTAGAAAGGATGATTTTTGATACTGAATTAAAGTATGATGAAGCTGATGCAATTATTACATATTTAAAGGCTAATAGCATTCCAACATTGGAAGATGAATTTAACAGAAAAATAAACAATAAAAAGTAAATAACATGGAAAACAATTTAGAGTTCCCACAAGGATTAATATTTAAACTACCCAGAGAAAAGGCTCCTGATTTTATAAAGGGCAGCTTATCAATTAAGAGAGCAGAATTAATACAATGGCTTAATAGCAAATCTGATGAATGGATAAATTTAGATTTAAAAGAAGGCAAATCTGGAAAAGCTTATGCTGCTGTTAATAATTGGAAGCCAGAAGGGCAAACTAATAACACACCAATAGCAAAAGATGCTGCTGATGATTTACCATTTTAATTATGGATAGTAAAGAGATAGATAAATTAATTGAAGAAATAGCTCTTATTATTAAGGGCTATTCTTCTTTAGATAAAGATTTTAAGGATATTAACAGGTTAATAGTTGCAAAGCGTAAACTAGTTGGCTATGCTTTTAGATTTAGTGCTGTTGTAGGTTATGTATTGGATGAGTACAATGTTAGCTATGCATCCAGAAAAAATGAATTAGCAAATAAAAAGTTAAAGTATATTCAGGATGGTGATAGTGCTGGAAAAGCTGAGTTAAAAGCAGAGTTAAAAACTACCAGCTAAGACTAGCAGAGGGAGAAAATGAAGCCCTTTACAGGAAGGTTAAAAGCTACTTTGATACTATGCGTGATTGTATTACTAGTATTACTCAGGATATTAGTATATTGCGGAAAGAGTATGAAGATTCAAGAGTTCATGATAACGGGTAACTGCCCATCAAAAAGTAACTGCTATAAAGTAATAAAGTTAGGTTCTAAATGTTCATTAGGTAAGCAGAAGCACCTTAAAAGCTATGAAAACTCTTTTATGCTTCAGATGCTACAATACAAGTATGATTTAATAGATACAGAATTTAAGTTTATTATTGATGTTTATTATAATTCACGTAGGCCTGATTTAGATAATGCTTTAAAAGTGGTATTAGATTGTTTACAAAAAGCTGGAGCCATTAAGAATGATAATAAATGCATTGAGATAGTTGCAAAAAAACATTTAGACAAAAAGAATCCTAGAATTATTTTTAGTATATTAAGTATGTAAATAATAAGGAGATAATCTAAGCTGTTCAGGTAAAATTAATTTTTACCTTTTTTTTGTCTTTNGTTTTTATATTAGAAATTTATTATATATTTATACAAACAAATAAACAAATCATTATGAAATTTACAGAAATTGAAAAAAGTATGCTTTTAACTAAAGCACTGGTTAATGCCATTGATGAGGTAGATGAAAACTTATCTTATAAACAGTTAGCTGAGAGCGTAGCATTTATAATGCATGAATATTATTCTAAAGATAATAGAGAAGAATTTTTGAAAACAATAAAAAATTTATTAACATGAATGACTTAGATAATTTTGAAAAAGCATTTTTTGAGTTTGACCAAGATATGTTTAATTTTTCAAGCCATATTAATAGAGCAAAGTACAAAGATGAAGATATTAAACTTTTAGTTTTTCAAACATGCAATAAACTACAAGATTTATATATCGATGTTTATGAAGAACTTCAAAGATTAAAACAATTAAAAAACTTTTAACTAGATAAATATGATTTATAGCGAAAACGACCTTTACAAAGCCTACATGTTATTTAAAGAAGGGTTTAATTTTTATGATGTTACAAATTACTTCAAAAGAAACAATGTAACATTATATGACAAACAAAAAATAGAATTAATAATTGATGCTGTTCTTTTGCATTACCAGATTACAGAAAAGGAGTTTTCCGGTAAAAGTAGACAAAGGCACTATGTTAATGCAAGAGGTGCTTATTATTATTTATCTAGAAACCTAACTAAAAACAGTCTTAAATTTATTGGTAAAAGGGTTAACAGAGACCATGCTACTGTTTTAAATGGTTATAAGTTAGTAGTTGATTTATTAGAGTTTAAAGCTGATGATATTGATAAAGATATTGAGCAGGTAACCGGTATTTTCAATGAATATGTAGAAGCTAAAACAAAGGAAAATAATAAACTTATTCAGCAGCTATGCAATGTCAGGATTTAGACTTTTTAAAGCTGGTAATCTTTGTTTATTTCAACTCTTCTTTAAATCAAAATTCTTATTCTANGNATTTATTTTGTTANTTAGCACACGAAGAGTTAAAAACAAATCAAACAAATATTTCTAAGTATTTAGGTTGTACTATAAGTAAAGTAAGAGCTTATAAAAGGAACATTACCAACTTGTTAAGGGCTGATGATAAAGTATTACTTAATGATTTAGAACAAATTAAAAAACTACTAAATAATAATGTCAAATAAAAAGGATAGCTACTGGTTCAGGCATGATAGCTCTGCTGGTAGAGGATTGAAATTAAGAAAAATATGGTATGTACATGGGCATTGGGGAAAAGGTATTTATTGGGATGTTGTAGAGATATTAAGAGATTCAGCAAGTTATAGCCATAGTGCTGATGAATTTGATTTAAGGATGCTATCTGGTTTAATAGGATGTACAGATACTGATAAGTTCTTAGAATGGTATAAGGATTGTATTAAATTTGAATTACTTGTAGAGGATAAAAACAGGTTTTTCTCACCAGCTTTGAGTAGGGTAATGGGAGTATGGGATACTAAAAAAGAAAACGGTAAAAAAGGGGGTCGTCCAAAGAAAATAAAAACCGAATTAAAACCTAAATTAAACCTAAACGAAACCGAATTAAAAGCTAATCGAAACCATAAGATAACAGAACATAACATAACAATAAAAGAAAATAAAATAAAAGAAATTTTAAAACTGTTTTCTGAAACTAACTACCAACAGAATGAAATAATTTATAAAACAAACAAAGAAGAGTTAGTAAAACATCTAAAAAGGTTTTTAGAAATAAAAAAAGATTCTGAAGAGTTTACTAACAAGCCTTATGGAAATGTTATATCTTGGTTCTGGAATTGGTGTAACAGCACTAGCAAGCCAAAACAAACAAATAACAACACAGCAGCCCCATGGATAGAAGGGAGCAAATAAATGGAAAATTTTTACACAAAGCCTTTTCATGAGCTTCAGGGCTTAGATGAAATACGATTAGGAAAAGTAGAACAAGGTTTAGGCATAGGAGTACAAGCCTTTGATAATCATATCAAATGGAAACAGGGCCAGTTCAACATGGTTAACGGCCATGATAACGTTGGGAAAACAGATGTGCTACTGTGGTACTTTGTTTGCTATGAGTAAGCTACATGGACAAAAAACATCTTATCTACTCTTCAGAAAATACTGTTAGAAGTCAGGTATTTAAAATTTTTAACTTTTGGACAGGTAGAAGATTAGATAAAGATTACTCAATTGATGATAAAGGTTTTCAGCATACCCTAAATGAAATATCAGATTACTTTGAGTTCATACCCAATGATAAAAGATATACTGCTTATGATATTTTAGACATAGCAAGTAAAAAACATCATGATGGATTGTTAGTTGACCCATTTAACAGCTTAATGACTGAAACCAGTAATAAACACCAGGAAGATTATGACATATGTGCTAACCTTAGAATATTTGCAGAGCAAAATAATACTACTGTATTTGTAAATGCTCACTTAGTAACTCAAGCAGCTAGAAACAGATACCCTAAAGACCACATCTATGAGGGACATCTAGCATCTCCTGAGAAAGCAGATACAGAAGGAGGTCAAAAGTTTGCTAATAGAGCAGATGATTTTTTTACTATTCACAGAATGACACAGCACCCGGAAAGGTGGAACATAGGAGAGCTTCATGTTAGAAAGGTTAAAGAAACTATAACAGGAGGTTGTGTTACTCCCAGAGATAAACCAATAGAGTTAAGATGGGATAATCACTGTGCTTACAAAATCAATAATGAAAACCCATTAGAACATACCTATGACAAACAACCTGAACAATTAGAACTCATAAAAACAAAAGAACATCAAAACATGAGCAGAATGAGCTACGGAAATGATGATATTGATGACGATTTACCATTTTAAACAACAAACTATGCTAAGCGAAAAGCCAGAAATCGATTTATTACCTATTTACGTGATGTTTAAGGACACTAAAAACATTTTCGGGGGTAATGTATACCTTGAGGCAAAACAAGCCCTAGAAACGGCTGATATTACGTTAAGAAGATTATTCAAAAGTTTTGAGGATAAAAAAATGACTGATAATCCACTAGCAACATTAACAGAAGCTGCTATATTTTCAGTTGCAGAATTAGAGTTTTATATTGATACTGTTGATGATGAGGTAACAAAATTAAAGAATGAAAACCAGCTTTTAAAACAGGAAAATTTGAAGCTTAGAGAAGAAAATTATAAATTAAAATTAGAGAATCAATCTTTAAAGTTTTGATATTAAAAAATTATTATTATCATTGTAAAAATAAACAACAAACTAAACAATTATGACACAAAAACAAAGGCTGCTCACCTATCTTGAGCAAGGCAACAAAATTAACCCATTAAAAGCATGGCAAGAGCTAGGTATTTACCGCCTAGCATCGAGAATATGTGATCTAAGAAAAGAAGGTAATGAGGTAAAAGATGAATGGTTAGAAGTACCTAACAGGTATGGTGAATTTGTACGAGTAAAACAATATTATTTATGAATTATCAAGAATTTTTAGAAAACAAAAAACACACAATAGGTGAGTTTGGTTTTGATGCTAATTACATACCAGATATAGCCTTTGATTTTCAAAAAGCTATTATTGAAAAAGCTGTTAAAAAAGGTAGAATGGCAATCTTTGCAGATACTGGATTAGGTAAGACCTTGATGCAAGTTTCAATAGCTCAAAACATTGTTAATCATACAGGCGGTAAAGTATTAATATTAACTCCTTTAGCGGTTGCTTTTCAATTTATTTTAGAGGCTGAAAAGTTAGGTATAACAGATATTGAATACTCTAAAGATGGTAAGCATACTAAGAGCATTGTAATATGTAATTATGAGAGATTACACTACTTTGATAAAACAGAATTTCAAGGTGTTATACTTGATGAAAGTTCGATACTTAAAAACTTTAACGGTAAGATTAAATGGAAAATTACTTCATTTGCTAGAAAAATACCTTATAGATTTTTATCAACGGCTACTCCAGCACCTAATGATTATATTGAGTTTGGTACATCTTCAGAGTTTTTAGGTTACATGCCTTACATGGATATGCTCACTAAGTTTTTTGGTAATAATGAAAACAATGTTAGACCTCAAGACATTGGTACTAAATGGTATTTAAAACCTCATGCTAAAGCAAGTTTTTTTGCATGGCTTAATCAATGGAGTATTTTTATTAAAAATCCTAGTGACTTAGGTTTTTCTAATGAAAGATATAAACTACCTAAATTGATTGAAGATGTTAACTACGTTAGAAATGAGAAAAACTGGATTATAAACGGTCAAACTAGCTTATTTAATGGTATTGCTAAAACTATGACTGAGGTTAGAGAAGAGCAGAAAGGAAGTATTGAGCAAAGATGTGAGAAAGCGGTTGAATTAGCAAGTAATAAAACTTCTGTTTATTGGTGTAATTTTAATGATGAGGGTACACTATTAAATGAATTAGATAAAGATGCGGTTGAGGTTAGTGGTGGTATGAACCTAGACAGAAAAGAAGATATACTTTTAGATTTTGCTAAAGGTAATATTCAAAGATTAATTACTAAGCCTAAAATAGCATCCTTTGGTTTGAATTGGCAACATTGTAATCATTCAGTAGTTTTTCCAACATGGAGTTATGAGCAGTATTATCAACTTGTTAGAAGATTCTGGAGATTCGGACAAAAAAGTGATGTTCATATTGATTTAGTTTTATCCGATGGACAAAAAGAGTATTAGATACACTTTTATACAAAACTAAAAAGGCAAAAGAATTTAATGAAATGATTTTAAAGGATAGTAAAATATCAATAGACTTAGATAATAAACAATTTAACAAACAAATAGTAAAACCTAAATTTTTATAAAGATGAAAGTAAAAGACCAAAAACTAACAGAAAACTATGCAATCTATAACGGTGACTGCATGGATGTAATAACAACATTAGAAGATAATAGTATTGATTTATCTATTTACTCACCTCCTTTTGCTGGGTTGTATAATTATTCTAGCTCAGAGAAAGATTTTAGTAACTGCGAAACTAAAGAAGAGTTTATGCAACAGTATGAATACTTAGTTAAGGAGATGGCTAGAGTTACTAAAGCTGGTAGAATTAATGCTGTACATTGTCAAGAGATTTTAACAGATACTACTAAGCATATTTTATATGACTTTCCTCATGAAATAATTAAACTACATGAGAAATATGGTTTTACCTATAATAACCGTATTACAGTATGGAAAGAGCCACTAGAAGTAAGAATGAGAACAATGGTAAGAAGTTTAATGCATAAAAATATTGCAGAGGATTCTACAATGTGCTTTACTGCTATTCCTGATTATGTTTTAATATTTAAAAAGAAAGGAGAAAATGAGGTTAAAGTGACTAATGAGAAAGGTTTTAAGCATTATCATGGTGAAACACCGTTATTACCTCCAATGGAAAAAAATACGGCAAATGGAATGATTTATTAATTAAATACAAACATGCTGATAACTTAGGTGGTAATCATTTAAAAATAAACTTAGTCAGGTAATATGGCAAAGGTATGCTTCTAGTGTATGGGATGATGTTAGAGGTAAATTAAAACTACCATTTAGAGATACTAAAGAAGAAGATGATGAAAAGCATGTACATCCATTACAATTAGATGTTATTGATAGGTTAGTGGAATTATATTCTAATGAGGGTGAGGTTGTTTTTACTCCTTTTATGGGCGTAGGTTCAGAAGTTTATAGTCCTGTTTCATTAGGTAGAAAAGCCATAGGAATAGAGTTAAAAGATTCTTACTTTAAACAGGCTAAGATAAACTTAGGTGATGCTAAATATAGATTTGAAGAGGCAGCAGAGCAAAAAAGTTTATTCTAGTGCAAGATATAATAAATACCAATTACCAGAGCATAGTAGATAGGGGTTTTATAACTCCTACTACTACGCTTTTTGAGTTTTTAGATAAGCTAGATGAAGAGGTAGAAGAGCTAAACAAAGAGGCTTTAATATCTAAAGAATGGAGTAATTTACCTGAAGAGTTAGCTGATGTTATTCTGGTATGTCTAAACTTTGCAAAGCATTTTGATATTAACATTGAACAGGAATTAAAAAACAAGATCAGAATAAATGAGTACAGAGCAAAACAGAGAAAATAATTATATTTGTAATCAATTTTTAACTTTAAATAAATCGCTATGAAAAAAGTGGATGCCATCATTCGGAAATCTCAATTCGATGATGTGAAATCAGCTCTATTGGCAGTTAAGGTAACTTTTTTAGTTACTGGGATTGCACAGGAGTTGGTAATGAGAAACTTGATAGACGCTATCGAGGAATTGAATATAGTACTTCTGATATACAGAGGAGGTACTTAAGTATTGTTGTATCTGATGAGTTTTTAGATAGAACAATAAAAGCCATATTAGAATCTGGTAAAACAGGTAATATTGGAGATGGTAAGATTTTTGTTTCCAATATTGAAGAAGCTTATCGTATTAGAACTGGAGAGCGTGGTAATCAAACTTTAAACTAAAAGAGAGATGGAAATGTTAACAGTAAATAATGTATGGATGATGGTCTGCACTGGTCTAGTGTTTTTCATGCATTTAGGTTTTAGCTTATTAGAAATAGGCTTAACTAGACAAAAAAATACAATTAATATTTTGTTTAAAAACATCTTCATTATTTGTATGGGCTTATTAGTTTATTACATAGGTGGTTTTAATCTCATGTATCCGGGCTTTGAAGATGGTGATTTAGGTATTCTTAAATTCGCTGGATTTGGAATAGATGCACCCGTAAACGGTATGACTGCTGAATATGCTTCAGGAGGTTATACATGGTGGACTGATTTTCTTTTTCAGGGAATGTTCGCTGCAACCGCTGCAACTATTGTATCTGGAGCAGTAGCTGAAAGGATTAAGCTTAGTAGCTTTATGATTTTCAGTTTAATCTATGTAGGGCTTGTATATCCTATAGTAGGTAGCTGGAAATGGGGTGGTGGTTTTTAGATAACTTAGGTTTTTATGATTTCGCTGGAAGTACTCTTGTTCATTCAGTTGGTGGATGGGCAGCTTTAGTTGCTGTTTGGTTGTTAGGTGCTAGAGTTGGTAAATTCAAAAACGGTAAATCTATACCCATCTTAGGGCATAATATACCCTTTGCTACTGCTGGAGTTTTAATACTTTGGTTAGGTTGGTTTGGTTTTAATGGTGGTAGTGTACTGAGTGCAGACCCAGAATTAACATCACTAACCTTAGTCACTACTTGTTTAGCTGCTGCCGCTGGTGGTATTGGTGCTGCTATTACTTCTTTATTCAAGGATAAAACATTTGACTTAACTATGTTTTTAAATGGTATATTGGGAGGGCTTGTAGCTATTACAGCAGGTGCAGATTTAATGACACCTAATGAATCTGTTTTAATTGGTATCATTGGTGGTATTGTTGTAGTGTTCAGTGTTGCTTTATTAGATAAGCTAAAACTAGATGACCCTGTTGGAGCTATTGCAGTTCACTTAGGTTGTGGAATATGGGGTACATTAGCAGTAGGTATCTTTGGGAGTATGGCTGGAGGTAGTCAGTTTCTTACTCAATTAACCGGAGTAGGTATCATTGGAGCCTTTTGTTTAATTAGTGCTTTTATAATTCTATTTACATTAAAGAAAACAATAGGGTTAAGAGTACCAAAAAGAGAAGAGGTGGAAGGCTTAGACAATGCAGAGCATGGGATGTCAGCTTATCCAGATTTCCGATTAAATCAACATTAATAATATAGAGGGGTTAAAAGCCCCTCTTTTAATTTCAAAAAAATGAAAAATATATTTACAATTTTATTAGCACTAAGTGCTTTAATTATTACAGCTCAAGATAGCTTACAATCAAAACTATCATTAGAAGGTAGTGCTGATATTTATTACCGTAGAAACCTTAGCACAAATACCGATTTAGCTCCAGCTACATCATTTGCAAATGGTAACGGGTTTAGTTTAGGAATGTTTAATCTTATCAGTTCTTATGATACTAAAAATACAGGGTTTGTTGCTGATTTAGTTTTCGGGCCTAGAGGAGAGGATGCAGTATTCTTATCAACAGGCAGCTCCAATATCATTAATCAATTATACGCTTACTGGGATGCAAGTGATAACTTAACTTTTACAATGGGTAATTTTAATACCTTTTTAGGTTATGAGGTTATTTCTCCAACAGGTAATTTTAACTACTCAACATCTTACATGTTTAGTTATGGGCCATTCTCTCATTCAGGATTAAAAGCAGATTTTAACCTATCTAAAAACCTTACAGGTATGTTAGCGGTTTTAAATGCTACTGATGCAACAGATTTTAACACTACTAACTTTAATACTTTAGGAGTTCAACTAGGTTATAAAGGTACTTACTTAAATGCTTTGTATGGAAAACAGGATGCAAGCTTAGAGCCTACTTTTCAAATAGATTTAACAGGTGGTTATGATCTAAGTAAAAAGTTTTATTTAGGAGTAAATTCAACATACAACAAAACTGATAAAGATGGTTTTTATGGAGTTGCTTTATATCCTCAGTACAACTTAGGTAAATTAACTGCTGGGTTAAGAGGGGAGTACTTTGCAGAGATTAATGATGGAGTAGGTGCTATTGGCCCAGATGCAAATGTTATAAACTTTACTACTACTTTAGATTACGCTATTGACAATCTAAATTTAAAGTTAGAGTATAGATTAGACAAAGCCAGTGAGCAAGTATTTGAACAAAAGGATAACCTATCTAGTATAGTACTAGCAGCGGTTTATTCTTTTAATTAAAAATGTGCTTTATAGAAGATTATATTGATGATTTAGCCATAGATTCAATCATTGATAGTGAACTAGATTAATTAAACAAAACTCTCCAAGCTAATGGATAAGCAAGTTGTAGGTCAAATTAGGGTGAATAAATCGGCAACCTTCCTCTATCACAACACTTCCAAGAGTGTTAGCTTTGAAAGAAGGTAAGTACTTTGGGTCAAATGGATTAGTTCCGCCTTAGATTAATCTTATTCCACTTGGAGGACTTGGAGAGTTTTTTAAACAATATAAAAATGAGTGATGTAATAACCTCCAAAGAACTATCTTCAGTAAGGCAACTAGGATATGATGATAATATAACATACTGCAAAGTGTTTAACTGGTTTAGAGTAAGGTGGGGTTATACATCATGGATTGAGAAAACAGGGAAACAATACAATTATAAAGTATATGCTAGAGGTACTTTTCATAAACCAATTTATACACAATTAGAATCATCATACTGTAAAAGCTATGAAGAAGCTCAACAGAAGTTGCTTAATGAATTAATCCTAATAGTTCAAGAGATTGAAAAATAATTAAATTTTATTATATTAGGTTAAATGGTTGAAGTAGGAAGCTTACATATTAAAGATATATTTCATCACAAAGGGCATGAATATCAGGTACTAGAAAACAATACTGTTTTTATAATGGCAAAGAAAATACCTAATGACGGAATAACTAGATACTTCCTAAAATCAATAAAAGTTAAAAAAAAAGCAAAAGATAGTTTCTGGTTAAAGAATCCAGACTATGATATAACAGATAGATGGCAAGACCGAGTAAGATAGATAGATTTATTGAAGTTGCTAAAGATGTACTTTTTAGAGATGGTTTAATGCTGTTAACTGATGAGGAGCTAGTGTTTTAATTAATGAAAATTTAGAAGAAAAGAAAAGGTTGCTCAAGTTACTTTTAAGAAGTGGAAGTCAGGAGATTACAGCGAATTAGGAGAAACAGGAAAAGAGTTTTTATCCCTTATAAAAAAGCATTGATAATTCAAAAAGAAAACCTTTTTAAAAAGTTCTCTAATGATGATAGAGCATGGCAGAGATGGGCGTGGATTATAGAGCGTAAATTTTCAGAGTGGAACCTTAAAATATTAATGAAAACAAAACGATAATACTCATACAGGAGAGATTAAAATAAATTATAACCTACCTAATGGAGATTGATATTAATCCATCCAAAAACAGCATGAAGCATACAACAAACTAAATGATAGCCTTACTAAAGAAACTCTTTACGGTGGTGCTGCTGGTGGTGGTAAATCATGGCTAGGCTGTGAATGGTTATTAGTAAACTGTTTAAGGTATCCAAAAACTAAATGGTTCATAGGTAGAGAGGAGTTAAAAAGGTTAAGAGCTTCTACATATCAAACACTACTCAAAGTTAGACAGCATCACAATTTACCTCATGACTTCTGGAGGTATCAAGGACAGGATAACTTTATTGAATTTCCTAACGGTTCAAGAATAGATTTACTTGATTTACAATACAAACCATCAGACCCAATGTATGAGAGGTTTGGTTCATTAGAATATACAGGTGGATGGATTGAAGAAGGTGGAGAAATAAACTTCGGTGCTTATGATGTACTTAGAACCAGAATAGGTAGGTGGTACAATACAGAATACAATATACTACCTAAGTTACTTATAACTTGTAACCCAAAAAGAAACTGGATGTATGAAGAGTTTATACAGCCATACAGAGCAAACAAGCTCCCCAGTACTCAGGCATTTATAGAGGCTTATGTAACTGATAACCCTTATATTGATAAAGAGTATATTACTAACCTTAAATCTATTAAAGACCAATCTAAAAAAGAGAGGCTTTTACTCGGTAACTGGGATTATGATAACGACCCTAATAGAATCTACTCAGATGATGGTTTAGATAATTTGTTAACTAATGAATTTATACAGCCGGAAGGTAAAACTTTTATTACTTGTGATGTTGCNAGGTTTGGAGCTGATAANACTGTTATAATGGTTTGGCNAGGCTTTGTACTATCTGATATTCATATAATAGATAAGTCTGGTATTGATGAGGTTGTATTGACTATTAGACAAATGGCAAATAAATATAATGTTGCTAGGAGTAACATAGTTTTAGACCAGGATGGTGTAGGTGGAGGTGCTGTTGATGTTTTAAAAGGTTCAAAAGGTTTTACAAATAACGCTAAGGCAATAGTTAATAAGTTTAAAATGAAAACTATAAAACTTAAAGCTCAATGTTATTTTAAGAGTGCTGAGAGGGTTAATGACTATGGTATCTATATTGCTCCTAATGTTGCTAATAAATGTTGGCAAGAGTTAAAAGAAGAGTTAGCAAGTATCAAACAGGCTAATCCAGATAACGATGAAAACAAGTTAGGTATAATTGC